CTTCGATAACTTTGTTGTCTGCTACTGCACTTAATGCCAAAGTTTGCCATTCATGGTAAGTAGAGGAAATTTTCGTTGTTTTTAAACCCGATAAAAAAGGGGTTTCTGACACCGCTACTAAAGATATTAAATCCGCAAGACTCTCACGGTTTCCAACACTATCGTAACTGTCAAAAGTATTTGTAGGCTGTGCCATACATTATCTCCTATAGTTAGTTGATTACATTCATAAACGCATCTAACATGTCACCCGACTTGCCAGATTTTGCACGCTTAAAACTTGAGGCTTTCTGCTCTGCACTAACATCTTGTTTTGAAGTTGGAACGCCACCTCTAGTAACTTTAGGAATTTTATTTACTTTTTTTCCATCTAATTTAGCTTTCTTTAATTGATTATATTTCATACCTTCTATCGCTACCATTACAGTTCGATGGTCAGTTAGCATACTCAATTCTTGGTCACTAAATCCAATACTATTTAAGTAATTCTTAACACCAGATTTTAACTTATCACCTTTTACGGGGTCTGCATATTCTGGTACTTTTTCCTCCAACATTGAAGATTGAGAAGTAACATACTGTTTGTATTTTTCTTCTGTTTCCGCTTGTTGTTTAGTTTCTATTGATTTAAGTTCTGTTTCTGCTTGTTGTCGAATTTCTTTTTTTCTATCCGACTCAGCTTTCATCCGAACATATTCAATGGGGTCCTCATTATAGGCTTTATCCCAATCAATATTTTCTTCTTTATCTTGCTTCAAAAAAGATTGTATTTGCGTTGCATACTTATCTCTTTCTTCTTTGACCGCTTGCATTTCAGTTTGCGTTTTAGTGCGTTCAGCTTCTAAACCTCTGCGTTCATCTGCTAACTGATTTGTTTTAGCCGAGTAATCTTTTTGTCTACTATATCCATTTTTAAGTTCGTTAAGGTTAACTTTTTCTTCTTGTCCATTTATCTTAATAGAATAAAGTTCCTCACTAGCTTCTGCTGGGGAGTTGTCGTCAATTTCCTCTAGTTCCAAATCCTGTGGAGTTGGTTCATCGGATGGTGCGTCTGGTTGTGCTTTTGCGTCCTGTTCACCTTCTGATGTTGGTAATTCGTTCTCTGCGGTTATTAAGTTCTCGAATTGACCTATTAAACTTTCTGTAACCTTCGGGTCCACCGTAGGTTGATCTTCTGTCGTAACCGCAGGTTCCATTGCTGGATTATCTGCCATGTTTTATTCCTTTTTTAGGATTGTACTCGTTTCCATTATTGAATTTATACGAGTTTGTACGGAGTCAAGCATCTTTACCATCATGTAAATTTTTTCTCTTGCTTCCGTATCACGAAGTGGAGTAGCTAAAAGTTCATTAACTAATTCCAATCGTAATTCTTTAAATGATTCTTGATATATTGGGTTATCTATGATTGCCTTAGCATCATTAGACCTTTTTATTTCTTCCTCTGGTAACATTATCTGCCACCTGTAAAGCCACTAAGAGTTTCACTATATCTACCTGCGGTTACTTTATTGGTTTTTGTACTACCATCCTTTAATGTATATGAATTGGTTCCTATTGTTTTATTTTTAACAGAATTAACTACATTTTCTCTTAATGCTTCTTTGTAATTATTTTCATTTCTAGTTCCATCATTATTAGTTAGGTTGCTTCCTGCAACATCTCCCATATTAGGTCTTGTTTGTTGGTAATATTTTCCACTTGTTCTATCAACAGGTTGGAAACTTAAAGTCCCATCTGATTTAATAATAGGAATTCTATCATTTTCATTATCTCGTCTGTAAATCATTTGGTTAACAGCTTTATCTAAATTCTTTTTATACAATTGAGGATTAATATTAAATGTTGGATTACCATCTTTATCTTTACTTTGAAGAAAACCTCTTTTTGTTAATTCTTCAATCATGAAATCTCTACGCATTTTACTTTGTTTACCAGAAAGAAGTGCCATTAAAGGTGAAGTCACCATAGGTTTCTTAACTGTAACTAAATCTCCTTTACTTGGTAAAAATCCAAGTTTACTATTTCCTATATAACCATCTTTTAAATAATTAATTAAAGACTCATCATCTAAATTTTTCATAGCATCTATACCAAAATAATCTCTTTTATTTTCTTCTTCCATTCTTTTTTCATAATCACTATCTTCTTGTTTGTTGGAACACATTGGATGATTAAGATTTGCTGGATTAGAACAAAATATCCCCATATCAAAATCACCTTCTGGTGTATCTGGTTCTGGTACTGTTGGGTCTTTATCCCAAACATAAGGAGTAGGTTTAGGTAAATCCATAGGAACAGCACCTAATGGTGTTCCTCCTCCGCCTGCAATTGTATTAAATAAAGATGATTGTTGAAAAGGTGTAAACTCTACCATTATAAGGTTCCCATCTGTGCTTTTCTATTCATTTTTTCTCTCTCAAATTGAAGTTCAGCTATCATTTCTTCTTTTTTTAATGCTAGTTCAGCTTCTTGTGATTGTCTTTTTAATTGTAACTCAGCTTCCAATTTTTCTTTTTTAAATTGTAATTCAGCCATGTTCTTTTGTTTGTCTGCTTCTATTTGTTGTTGTGTAGCTACAAGCAACGGATTTTCTTGCATTGGGTCTTTAGGTTGTTCTGGTTTCACCGTTTCGGGATTTGTAAAAAATTCCTGCGGGGATTTAAACCCAGCATTATGAACCATTCTCTCTAGCGTATTGTAGATGTTTTGTTCATTTGCTAATTTACTTCCAGACATCATAATTTTTTCTTGTATGCCTAATATTTGACCTAATACTTGAAGCCGTTGCTCATGGCTTCCTGTTCCTAACCCCACATTTATTGATAAATTAAATTTATTTTTCCATTCTCTTGGGTCTATAGGTACATATTCATTTCTAATTTTTATTACTCTTTTATGGTCTTGGTATTGTGTTGTTAATTTTAACAAACAATTCATTAAATCTTTCATACCTGTTTCTGCAAAAATACGAGCAATCGTTTCTATTCTTTGGCCAGCAGATTGCATGGCTTCTCGAACTCCTGTAGCGGTGGTATGTGACTTCTGAATTACATTGGGGTCTAAACCCTGTTGCATTTTGCTAATGCCAGTTCTTGTTTCTTTTATCTGGTCCATTTTTGCCATCATGGCCAAACCTTCTTGCATAAAGTTTTGTGCTTGCATTGGAACTACAGCATTAGGTGTTTTTACTCGTACAATATTTCCTGCTCTACTAGATAAAAGATCATCAAGGTTAACTTGATTTTCTACTGCTAGGACCCTAGAATTATTCATAAGGAAAGCATTATCAAGACACTGTCTGAGAAGCACCGTATTTATTGCTTGAATATCCATAACAAGGTCTGCAACACTCATTCCAAATAATCGGTGCGGATTAATAATCGGTGTAATTGTAGAAAAAGGAATATAACTTATTTCTTCTACATCTAAAATTTCATTACCATCACCAACACAAACAACTTTTAATAATTCTGCAACACCATCATTATCTACATCAGAACGAATATAACATTCTTGAACAAGAACCTCACGCATAGATGGGTCTGCATTTTCTTTTAATCCACTATCATCAAAAATATTGCGACTTAAATCTTCTTCATTATATCTTGTTGTTCCATAAGAAGGTAAATCTTCAATTTTTTTTCTATCGTACCCTTCAGCAATTAAATCAGAAATTGTTTTTTTTACTCTATGTGCTACAAAAGGTGCGTCTTGAATTGTTTTTGCTCTTTTACTTAAAAGCATTTCTTCTGGAGGAATATTCTCTATACAAATTTTTCCCGAAGATGCTTTTCTTTTTACATCAACATTAAATGTACTTTCAGCATCGGGCATTTCGCCTTGTTCTGTTTGTACCATTGTTTCACTAACTTCTTCTTCTACTTTCAATACTTCTACATCATCATCGACTAATAATGCTTGATATTCTATCTCTGTGAGGCCTTTATAAGATTCTTTGGTAAATTCATCCTCGTATTTATAATAGTGCTTAATAAAGCCGTTTTTTTGAATTAAAGCATCTTTGAACCAAGTGTAGAATATTCTCCATCCGTCATTATCTTTAAATATTATATGGTTTATATATTCTGTTGCTTGTTTAGATGCTTTTTCATCTTCTTCACCTACAGGTTCGAATTTAACAATATCGTCCCCTGCTGTGAAAATTCTTAAAAGGCTAGGAAGGACTGACTCGACTGCTTCCAAGACATCGCTAGAGATAACTTGGCTTCGTCCCTCGACTTCGTTGCCCATTTTTTCTGAATTGTAATAATCTAAGGCTAGGCTTCGTTCTTTAACTAATTTTCCATTCTGATAACCCAAAGCATCACTGGTTTCGCTAGTGATTGTTGCCTTTAGTTCTTGTTCTTTTTTTTTGTTTAATTTCATTTGATTATATTTTATTATAGTGTAACACCGTTATATGACTAAATTTAAATTTAGAAAATTACTAACTTTTCTTGGTATAAGCCAAGGAAGGCTATCAAGAGAAACAGGTTTAACTCGTACAGCGATTGGTAACTATTACAATGGCCGAAGGCCCGTTCAAAATACTTTGATTTGGGGTCTTGGTTTAAAAGAAGAAATTGATGAAAAAAATAAGCGTATTATTTATTTAGAAAAAAAATTAGCTAAACAATCCCAGACGGCCCGTAATTAAGTTTACTTGACCAATCGCTAGACTCGTTTAATCCTGTAGCCATATATCGCATAGCATCACAGGAATTACTTTCGGTTCCGTGGTGCGGTGTTGATGTTTGCTCTCCTAAAGAATTTTTCTTCCATCTGTATTGTTTTAAACAATTAATAAGATAATCACATTTGTCTTTATCAAAATATGTTCTTTTCAGACTAAGCCGTAAAGCATTAATACCTTCCTCTATTCTTAATTTTGGAACAGGTTGTATATACCATCCTAAATTAGAAGCTATCTCTTGCCTGCTTTTTCCAGAACCTAATTCTGTTACAACAATATCATGTCCTGCATAATGATTATCATAAGTATAATTTTTTTCTTTTAATTTATTAGCGTAATATTCAATGCTTTCACCTGCATGTTCTAAATGATCGATAACATGAATGGCGGAGCCTACTTTTTGGATAAAAACAATACTAAAAGCATCTCTAAATCCAATATCAGAAAATGTGGTAACAGGTAGTTCGGGAATATGTGGAACCGTTGTTACTCTCTTTTCATCATCTACCAATTGCATTGATTTGGTATAAATACCACCAACTACACCAGCATCAAAATCTACCATAAACTCAGTAGCGTATTCTTCTGGTGACATCATATCACGCAAATTTTCTAATTCGTCTTTTGGAATTAACTTTGTATCTTCCACCGTAAACTTTTTAACAAACCAATCTTTATGACCTTTATTCTTCATATACAGGTCATAAAAAAAATTATGTCCAGAAGGAGTCCCTATGGCGATTAGCCATCCCGATTTTTTATCCATCTGGTGTCTATCTACCAAAGCTGGTCGCAGGACCTTATTTAAGAGGTCCCTGTGGAGTAGTTGTGTTTCATCGAGGATTACACCGTCAGCGTAAATTCCACGAAGGGAGTCAACGCTAGAGCCATCTGCTCCTAAAAGCTGTATTCTTCTACCTCCTACCATATCACAACGAAGTTCCGTTTCATGATAAGTGGTCCCTTTAATATTCTTTGTTAAAAACTTTAAATTATCCCAATGTATCTTTTTAACCTGCGAATAAGTAGCCGATATAATAAAGTACCGAGGATTAGGTAATTCACATTCAAAACATTTCTTTAATGTTTCCGCTAATGAGAAATAACTTTTCCCGAAGCGTCTATGGCACGGCAATACATTAAAGCGTTTAACTTTTCTATGTAACTGTGCTTGATGCTTTCTTGGTTTGTACGGTATTATATAATTTGGCATTTAAACTTTCTGGGAAGAAGGCTTGTATGTGAAATTCTGCTATATATTTTTGGAAACTTATGAAAGGGGTTCTCTAAGTATTTAAAGGGGTTCCCTAATTCTATTTCTAAAACCCAATGGGGGTGCCTACCTTAAAAAACAGCAGGAAACAGCCATATAGTATAGGATTAGGATAGTTTATCCCATTATAATGACAGAATACTTATGTTTATTAATGTATTACACAATAATAACACAGATTAGTTTAATTTATTAAAGAATTATTAAATCTCATGAGAGTTATAGACTAAAAAGTATCTTATTTAGAATGGATATACCTATCTCTCTTTAATTACCTAAGATAGCTGTCATTCTTTCTTACTACTCTCTTTATCTTTATTACTCTTTATTACTTCTTTTGCTTCTTTATTATCCTTTTTAGATACCTTAGGCCTATTAACTCGCAACATCTTATATAAACCATCCCTATCACTTCTCGAAGCTAACCTTGATATCTCCACCATCTACTCCGCTTATCTCTAACTGATCTTTATTACCGTATACTCTTGGTGCTAGTTTACTTGCTCTGAATTGCTGTAAGTTGATGTGATGTCGCATCATGTTGACATAATCTCTGTTTGTA